CGCACCGCCTGCACCAACAGCGGCGCAAATAATCGCACAGTTTGAAACTGCCGTGCAAGATTATCTTGATACTTTCGCGCAAACGTGGAACTATGAATCTATCCTATCGGCGGCGTCTTATGCTAACTCTACGGTGACGCAGTTTAAGAATGAGGCTCTAGCCCTTATCGCATGGCGTGACGAGGTTTGGTCGTCTTGCTACGCAGCAGAGGCAGCCATACAGGCGGGTACTCAAGCTATGCCCGCAAGCCCCGCCGCTTTTATTGCAACCTTGCCAGCAACACCAACTAAACCGACATGATATATTTAATCCTATTTTTCCTGCTCTCGCCGTGGATTTTATTCATGTTGTTTAGCATAACCATTCAATACGTCAGGGGCGGTTTGTTTTATACCTTTGCGCTTTTAGGAATTATCACAATACCTTTAGACGTATTTTATAACCACACCGCTTTTGTGGTTTTAATGTGGGATATACCTAAACTAGGCGAATACACATTCTCGTCAAGATTAGAGAGATTGGTATCAAGAACCGACTGGCGCGGTGAGTTTGCACGGCAAATCGCAACTTGTTTAAACGCCATTTGCCCCACTCACGACCACATCAAAAACGCGATAGGCAGACCGTTATGACAGATTACATACTACTGATAGGCTCAGCAATTTGGGCTAAAGCCGCAGGTATAGCTGGTTCATTTATTGCTGCCTTAAATTTCGCAAAAGGTAAGTCGTTCACTGAAAAGTTGACCATGTTTATCAGCGGTTGCATTTTGAGTGGCTTTACATCCGAGTGGTTGTCTGACTTGCTGCATTTGCCCGAAGGCATCTGTGGCTTTGGCGCGGGTATGTTTGGTATGGCGGTCTGCGCCAAAGCGTATGAGGACATACCGTTGTTGTGGAAGAAGTATATATCGTGATGGTAACTGTCATTTCCTCTCTAGTGATAGCGACGGTGTGTATGATCGGCGTCCTCACAAATAAATACGAGGACACGTTGTTCCAGCGCTGCGTGATGGCGGCTCTTTGGTTTATATCGCTGTCCCGAGGTTGGGCGGAGTACCGCCAAGACGAAGTGCCGTTTTTAGATGAAACATTCACAATGTTGGTTGCGCTTTGGGCGATTAGCATATTTTGGAAGTATCGAAAATGAATATGTCCGACAAGTGCATTACCCTCATAACCCAATTTGAAGGGTTTAGAGGTTCGCCTTATCTTTGCCCCGCGGGTGTCCCCACCATCGGCTATGGCTCCACGCGCTACGGTAACGGCAGCAAGGTGACGTTGTCGGACACACCCATCACTGAGTCCCGAGCGCGTGACATTTTGCGTGAAACGCTACTTGACTTTCAAGACGAAGTTGACCATTTGGTTCAAGTTGACCTTACGCAAGGTCAATACGACGCTTTAGTTGACTTTGCTTACAATTGCGGCGCGGCAAACTTGCAAAAAAGTACGCTTTTGGCTAAAGTCAATGCGAACGATATGGTCGGTGCTGCGTCTGAATTTCCTAAATGGTGTCATTGCAACGGTGAGGTGCTAGAAGGGCTCGTCCGTCGCCGAGAAGCCGAACGTCAATTGTTTATTTCCTAGGAGAACGCTATGAGTTGGCTTGAATCAATCGCTCCCACAATCGCAACCGCCATTGGTGGGCCTTTGGGTGGTTTGGCGTATGAGGCTGTTAGCAAGGCGCTCGGCGTGTCCCAAGAGGACGCTAAGACGATGCTTGATACGGGCAAAATGACCGCTGATCAAATCGCGCAAGTAAAAATCGCAGAACTTGACCTAAAAGGTAAAGAAGAGTCGCTTGGGTTAAATTTTGAGCAGTTAGCGACACAAGACCGTGTGAGCGCAAGGTCAATGCAAACTGAAACCAAATCTATCGTACCGCCACTTTTAGCAGGCGGTGTGACCATCGGGTTCTTTGGCATTTTGACAGCCCTTATGTTAGGGTACGCAAAAGAGTCTAACGAGCTAATGATAATGCTCGGTTCTCTTGGAACAGCTTGGACGGGCGTTATAGCCTTCTACTTTGGTTCGTCAAGTGGTAGCCAAGCCAAAGACAAGATGCTTTACAACTCAACACCGACCGTACAATGAAACCCGCCATCAAAACAAAAACAGGTAAGGTTGTGACCGCACCCAAAGCGGGTATGCGCCACGTTGAAATTGGCGTAAAGGGTCAACGGGGGTTTACCGACCATGGTAAATTTTTAAACCGTGCCGAAGCCGCTAAAAAGGCGAACATTAAAGGCGTAAAGTCCCTACACTCAGAAGATTTACCAGCATATAAGGCAAAACACAAATGAATCACACAGAAACCTTTATCCCAAAGGGTATGAGTATCAAAGCTGCAAACGCGCTTATTGACCAAGTGATTGAATACCACGAGTCGGGCGGTGTGTTTGCGGCCGCGACCTATCTGCCAGCGGGTCAATGTCTCGTCCAGCATAAGCACAAGCACGACCACTTGTCAATTGTGGCAAAAGGTCGTGTACTTTTGGACGTTAACGGCGTACAATCCGAACATAGTGCGGGGGAGTGCATCACTGTGAAAGCGGGATTCCACCACGGGGTTAAAGCGTTGGATGATGCGATTTGGTATTGCCTTGTGTCAGAAAACGAAGAAACCGACCATTTTATAAACCCAAACCATAAAGGTGTGGCTGAGGTTTACGCTAGATTAAAAGGGGAATAATATGCCTTGGGTTGCACCATTAGTCGGAGTTGGGGCTAATTTATTACTTGGCGGTGGTCAAAGTGGCGGGGGCGCGTCGGGTGGTGGCGCTCAATACGTCGGTACTGATCTCGGTGGAGCTGACACAGGTTGGCAACAAGGCTACAACGCGCAAAACCAAATCGCGCAGGGTAATCAAGCTTCTACGTCACCCTACTTCGGACAATCCCTCACACAGGGGGAGAATATCAATTATCAGCCGTACATCAACGCCTCCAATCAAGCGGGTAATGCGTATCAGCAAGCTGGAAATTTAGCACAGCAACAAGTTGGCGGATATGGTCAAGAAGCGCAAGGTGCGCTCGGTCAACAACAACAAATGTATGGTGCGGGTCAGCAAATCTACAACCAAGCGTTTAGCCCATTGGCGGGTTATGGTCAAGCTGCACAAAACACGTCCGACCAAATCAACGCGGGTCAGGCGATGCGTGGACTCGGTAATAGCCCCGAGGGTGCGATGGAGTACGATCAGGGCATGGGTAACTTCAACATCAATTGGCAAAACCAACAAACCAATCAGGAAGCCCAAGGTATCAACGCTATGGCGCAAGCTAATTCTGCGGGTATTGGACAAGGTACGCAATACGGCGCAATGCAAACTGCTGGTCTTGGGGCGCAAAACGCCGCTGGCACAGCCTACGGTATGGCGGGTTCTGTCCCAATGCAGGCGCAACAATATGCCGCATCGCAACCTGGTGCAATCGCTAATACCTATCAAGGGTACTTGCAGTCACAGCAAGGGTTGTACCAAACACCAATGAACCAAGCGTTATCTTATATGCACAACGGTCAATCCGCGCAACAAGGCAACTCACAACAAACTGCTGCCAATAACGCAGCAATGTCGGGTGCGTTGGGTACGGCTGCGGGTAGTTATTTTGGGCAAAATAGCGGATTCAGTAACCCGTTTGCTTCGGTGGGTAGTAGCGCACCAGGTTACATTGACCCCAATGCGGTTGATTTGTCATCGTTAGGGATGTAATCATGTTTGCATCAGGCATTTGGCAAGGCGTTCAACAAGCTCAGGCTAACCTCGAAAAGAAGCGTATGGATGATTCCGTGCTTGCGGATCAGGCGGCGGAGCGTCAGTACAAGCAATATCTGATTGACCGTCAAAAGGCGACTGACACCCGTGAGCAACAAGCTAACACTGCTGCGGGAGCGTCAATCCGTCAAATGGGGACACCACCCCCACCACAGTTTAATGGTGCGTACACTGGGAACTTAGGTGGTATGTTACCGCCACAAGCAAGTGTGGCCGCACAACCTCCGCAAATGTTCAGTCAACCGCCGATGCCTGGTCAAGCCAGCGTCCCGATGCAACCTCGTCAAATGGGCGCCCTACCACAGGGTCAACCGCCACAGCAAGGTCAACCACCACAACCCATGCCGTATCGCACGGTGGGAAATACGCAACCGCCACAAGCGCAGGCGCCAAGTCAACCGCAACCTCAGGGCTACACCCCGCAGTATCAGCCGCAGCGTCAACCCACAGGTGCTATTGAACAGTTTGTGGCGTCAGTTAAGGGTTTACCCGATGACCAAGTTGGTATGGCGTTTGCAAAAGTTCATCCGTTTTTACAGATGCAAATGCAGAATGAAGCTAAAGAGTCCGCACAAAAGTTGCAGATTTATACAAAATTACAGCAAGAGGCTACGAAGGAGCGCGAGTTGACCGAGCGTGAACGCCACGACCGAGCTATGGAGGGTCGTAAACCCGCGTCTAGTGGTGCGGAGGGTGGTATGGGTGCCGTACCGTCTGCGAAGGCGTTAGACCCAGTTAAGCAACGTGAGCTTGACGACAAATCGTGGCGTTATTTAGATACAGGCGCTTTACCGTATCGCAAAGGTAAGGGTGGCGCTGGTGATCCAAACGAAGCGGTTATAGCTAACGCTTCAAGACTAGCGTCCACATTGGGCGTCTCATCAGAAGAACTCGCAGCAAAACCCGCTCAATTTAAAATAACAGCTAGGGCGTTAGCTAAAAACAAGGACGACCTTACAACAATCCAGCCGTTTAAAGAAATGCTGGACAGCAATATCAAAGTTTTATCCGACCTATCAGATAAAGTTGTGGCTACCGACTCACGGTGGGCGAATAAGTCTATCAATTGGATTAAGCAAAACGCGGGTGACAATCCTGATTTAGCGACTTATTTAGCGCAAATGAACATCGTCCAAACCGAAGCTGGACGTGTGTTGGCAAACCCACGATTGGTTGGTCAATTAACGGATTCCGCTAGACATGAAATGGGAGAAGTTATAAACGGTAATATGCCAATAAATGCCACAAAAGCTGTATTGGCTCGTTTGAAATCTGACGGGGATAACCGCGTTAACGCATTGATAAAGAAAAACGACGAATTGAACTCCGAATTGACGGGCAAAAGTGGCAACTCAAAATCAGTCCGTTGGGAGGATTTAAAATAATGGACGTAACCTTACCC